ATACAACCTGGTCAATGGCCTACGCCGATGGCGTGGCAGTTCTGCTTGGGTTCTACGGCCCGTCCTATTACATGGTGCTCAATGGCATCAGTAGCAGCAATGCCAATCTGAGTTCCATCCTGCAATCTGAGGTATTGGCAAGCAACCTGCTGACCCTTGGGGATATCGACGTCAGTAGTGTGACAAACACCGTGCGCGGCTACCGGGTGGCCAATGTCGGCGCCATCCGCTCGGCGATTGAGCCGCTGCAGGCGGCGTACCCCTTTGACGTGTTACAGGCCGGCTACAAGATCAAGTTCAAGCCACGCGGCGGGTCGTCGGTCGCCACCGTTGAGGCCAGCGACCTGGATGCGCGATCCGGCAATGAAAAAGCGGGAGTGTCCATCGTCAATGCCCGCGAAATGGACAGCATCCTGCCGCGGCGCGTGACTTTGAAATATCTGGATGTTGATCGTGAGTACGACATCGGCGAGCAGTACGCCGAGCGCCTTAATACCGATGCGATCAACGTCAGTGCGCTGGATATGCCGCTGGTCATGACGGCCACTGAAGCGGCTGGAAACGCCGAAATGCTGCTCTATCTGTATTGGCTGGAGCGCTACGATATCTCGTTTTCGCTGCCGCCCAGCTACTCAAGACTGGAGCCGGGCGATGTGATCACGGTCAACGCCAACGAGGGCACCTACTCCCTGCGCCTGACCTCAATCAATTACCTGTCTGATGGCCGGCTGGAATGCTCGGCAAAATACAACTCATCCGCCATCTACACCCCGGCCGCCCTCGGCGAGGCCGGCTTGTCGACTGGCGCCGGGATGGCGATCAAGGGCGACACCCGCTTTGCCCTGCTCGATATCCCGCTGCTCCTCGATGCCACCGACACGCCGGGGTTTCCCGCCGCGCTCTGCGGCTACCTGTCGAGCTGGCCGGGTGGCGTCCTCAGTCGCACCGACGATGCTGGCCAGACATGGACGACGATACAAGGCTTCACGGCGCCGGGCTCTGTCATCGGCTCGGCCAGTAACGCGATCGGGGCAGGGCGGACCGACCTGATCGACAAGGCCAGTGTCTTGACTGTGCACCTGGCCAGTGGTGCGCTCGCCAGCGTCAGCGAGGCGCAAATGCTCAGTGGCGCCAATCATTTTGCCTACGGCGAGCATGGCCGCTGGGAGATCATCGCCGCGCAAAACTGTACCCTGCAGGGCGATGGCAGCTATGTGCTGACTGATTTACTTCGCGGCCGCTTCGGCACCGAGTGGGCAGCCAGCCTGCATGACGCGGCTGATACGGTGGTTTTGCTTGACCCATCAAAAGTCGCCTTTATCACCAGCAACCTTAATTCGATTGGCGTATCCCGTACCTATCGCGCCGTCACCGCCGGCGCATCAGCCAGCGGCGCCAGCGAAGAGGAGTTCACCTACACCGGCGTCAATCTCGAGTGCCTGGCACCGGTCTATCTCAACGGCAATCGCCACCCGAGCACCAACGACTGGTCGCTGGAGTGGATACGCCGGACGCGGGTCGGTGGCGAGTGGCGCGACTACGTCGACGCCACGCTCGGCGAAACAACAGAGAGCTACGAAGTTGAGATTTACAGCGACGACAGCTACGCCACCCTCAAGCGCACAATCAGCGGGCTAAGTGCCCCGGCGGCGAGCTACACCAGCGCGCAGCAAGTGACGGATTTTGGGGTGGTGCAGACAGAGATTTTTGTAAAAGTCTATCAACTGTCGACAAATGTCGGGCGCGGTTATCCGCTGATCGGGACGATAGGCTTGCCGGGCGCTGACCCGTACTGGGCGCAGGTCGTTTTGGCGCTGCACATGGAGGGATCAAACGGCGGAACCACGTTTACTGATCTCAAAGGCCATGCCGTCACCGCAGGCGGAAATGCCAATACATCAACTACCAACAAGCAATATGGGGCGACGTCGGCCTATTTTGATGGAGCAAGCGACTATTTATCGATCCCGGCATCCGTTGATTTTGTTTTCGGAACTGGTGATTTTACCGTCGAGTGTTACGTAAATCACGTCGCCGCCAGCGGTGGCTCGGTCGTCAACGACAAGCATATTTTTGGCAGCTTTGGGCTTAATCCAGACATGGTTTTTGCCCTCGATTTTTCCGCCCTGAAGCCGATTTTGTGGGATGGCACGACACAACATACGGGCAGCTCTGGCGTCCCTGCCAATACCTGGGCGCATGTCGCCTGGTGCCGGTTATCAGGAGTGCTTTACATTTTCATCAACGGCAGCCCGGTTTATTCCGGGGCGTGCACCGTCGATTTCAATTCGCAGGCCACGATCTATATCGGGTCGATGCAGACCGATAACACCCGGCACTTTAGTGGCTTTATCGATGATCTGCGCGTCACAAAAGGTGCCGCCCGGTACTCGGCCGCCTTTGCGCCGCCCGCGCAATTCCCCGATTTTTAAGGACCAAATATGTCAAATAGCACACCCACCTTTGACCCAATCATCCAAAGCCAGGTGAGCAAGGAAATCACCGCCAATGCCTTTTTCGATGCCGCCTCGCCGGCAACATCTTTCGGCCGCCGCCAATCGACCAGCAGCGGCCTGACCTGGGGCTATTACGGCGCCACCATCACGGTCGACGGTGTGTTGACGCAGATCGCCAATGGCACACTGACGCTCACCGCCTCAACAACAAATTACGTCGAGACAACCCGCGCCGGGGTGGTCAGCAAAAACACCACCGGCTTTACTGCCGGCAGCATCCCGCTTTACCAGGTCGTTGCTGGCGCCTCAACGGTCACCAGTTACACCGACTACCGCCTGCAAGCGCCGCCTGCCACCGGCAAGCTGGCCAAGGCGATGAGCGATGCCAATACCACGCTGACTGCGGACGAAGCCCGCAATCAGATCCTGCAATTCACTGGCACGCTGACGGCCGCGCGCAACATCGTCGTGCCGCTGGCTGCGCAGCAATGGACGGTATTCAACGGCACCACGGGCGGCTTCGGGTTGCAATTTATCGGCGCGACAGGGACCGGAATTACGGTCGCCGCCGGTAAGCGCGCTATTGTTTATAGCGACGGCACCAACGTGGTGCGTGCCACGGCAGATATTTAAAAGGGAGAAATAATGGCCGAACCAGCCACCTCAACTGCCGCCGTCATCGCCAGCGCCCTCGGCCTGACCGTCTTCGGCGTCGCCACCGGCTTGCATCCATCGCTACTGATCGCCGGCCTCGCCGGCGGTCTGTGGGCACTGTTTTATGGCGAGCCGCAACCGCTGCTCAAGCGCTGCCTGTCCGCCGTCATGTCGGCGCTCGTCGCTGCCTGGCTGGCGCCGGTCACCGCCTACAGCGTCCAGGAGCTACCCGGGGCGCCGCCAGGCTTGCCGCTCGATGTCCTACAATTCCCGGTCGCCCTGGTCATCGGCTTTCTCGCCATGGCCATCGTCGGCCCCGGCCTGATGCTGCTCTCCCGCAAAAAACTTGATGAGGCCGTCAAATGATCGCCACTCTCTTGCAGCAAGGCGCCGGCTTCGTCGCCTGCGTCATCATCATCATCCTCACCGAGCCGAACATCAACCGCATGGACTGCCGCGCGCCGCTGCTCCTGCGCCTCGGCCTGTGGGCGCTCTGTGTCGGCGCTGCCGCCGCGCTGCTCTTTATCATCTTGGGCGATGTGCCGCCCTGGCCAGCCGTCTTTGGCGCCATAGGCATCAGTTGCTACCTGCTCGGCGAGCGCCGCCTCGGCTCGCGCAAAAAATGGGAGAGAGTGCGCCGTGATTACGCTTGAGCAACTCCGCCAGATCATGCCCTACGCCGACGCCCCGCGCGCCGCGCTCTACCTCGTGCCTTTGAATGAGGCGATGGCCGAGTACGAAATCAACACCCCGCGCCGCCAGTGTGCATTTTTGGCACAGGTCGCCCACGAATCCGGCAGCCTGCGCTACGTCCGCGAGCTGGCCAGCGGCGCCGCCTACGAATTCCGCAAGGATTTGGGCAACACCATGGCCGGCGATGGCAAGCGTTACAAGGGCAGGGGGCTGATCCAGATCACCGGCCGCAGCAATTACCGCCTGTGTTCCCTCGCCCTCTACGGGCAAGCCGAAATGCTGCTCGCCAAGCCCGAGTTGCTCGAAGCCGTCACCCCGGCCTGCCGCTCCGCCGGATGGTTCTGGCAGTCGAACAAACTCAACGCCCTGGCCGACGAAAACGATTTCACGCGCATCACCCTGCGTATCAATGGCGGGCAAAACGGCGCCGCTGATCGCATGATCCATTACCAGCGCGCCTGCGAGGTGCTGGCATGAGCCGCATTGAAACGATAGGCAACTGCACGCTGTACCTTGGCGACTGCCGGGAAATCCTGCCGCTCCTCCCCAAGGTTGATCTAGTGCTGACTGATCCGCCGTATGGGATTAATTTTGCATCAAATCCACATTCGCAAAGCTGCATAAATCATGGACGCATGGACTGGGATGCGTCGGCGCCAAGCGATGATTTAATAAATCAAGTCCTTTCGATTGGCGAGCAGCAGATCGTTTGGGGGGGGAATTATTTTTCAGTTCCGAAAAGTCAGTCGTTTTTAATCTGGGACAAAATGCAGCCTGAAAATTTTTCAATGGCGATGGCTGAGTTTGCATTTTTTTCGATAAAGAAACCGGCAAAGATTTTTAGAATGCACCCGTCGTCGTTTTCAAAAGAACATCCGACCCAGAAGCCTGTCGAGCTTATGGAGTGGTGCATTTCCCAAGCAAAAAACCAGTCGACCGTAGCAGACCCATTCATGGGCAGCGGCACCACCGGCGTCGCCTGCGCCAACATGGGCAAAACCTTCTACGGAATCGAACGCGAGCCTAAGTATTTCGACATCGCCTGTAAGCGCATCGAACAGGCATACGCCCAACAGAGGTTATTCGCATGATCAGCCCCTACCTCTACCAGCTCGCCGCCGTCGCCATCTTCATCGCCGGCGCCTTTATCACCGGCATCTTCACCGGCCGCGATCAGGTGCAAGACAAATGGGACGCCGCGCGCGCCGTGCAAGTCCAGGCC